GGTTAGCATGGGAAGTAACACGCAGGTCAGGTGAAACTGTTAAGCCTTTCGGGATTGAGTTTATTGAGACACTTAAGAGTGTTGAGGTATTAGACTCAGACCCTTTAGCTTAAAGCGCGATCTTCCGTTCACCTATCTAATCGCTAGGCTAAGCATTAGATTGGGAATCGCGCCACAGCAGTTATTAGATCTAGATAAGACCATGCTCGATGCATTAGTGCAAGGGCTCAAGGATGAAGCGAAAGAGGTGAGCGATGCCAGCAAGCGTAAAGGGCGGAATCGCTCTTAGAAAGTCTCTACGCGCTTTTAGTCCTGATCTTGCTAAGGCTTTACCCAAAGAGGTTGCAGCAGCTCTAAAGCCTATTACAAAGGCTGCTAAAGGGTATCTGCCAGATGATGGTCAAGTGCTAAGCGGATGGTTAGCGCGTGAAGGTTCAGATGCGCGCTTTCCTGTTTATAACGCTCGAATTGTAAAGTCTGGCATTGGTTATAAGACCACACCATCCAAGCCTAATCGCAGAGGCTTTAGATCTCTTGCTCGCGTATTCAACAACAGTGCTGCTGGAGCGATCTATGAGACTATGGGGCGAAAGACTCCACAAAGCCGATTCGTACAGAATCAGCAGGGTAAGTACAGCTCACAGATGAAAGGCGATCAGAAGATGGAAGGTCGCGCCTTGTTTCGTGCTTATGAAGAAAACAATGGCAAGGCGAGAGAAGCAGTATTAGCAGCAATTAAGGGCGCAGCTGACAAACTAAACGCGAGAGCAAAGGTGTAAATCATGGCTAATGTAATGATTGATATTGCTGCGGAGTTTGTAGGCAATAAAGCCTTTAAGCAAGCAGACAGTGCTACAGATAAACTCACTAAGAATGTTAAGAAACTAGCAGGTGCTTTTGGTCTGGCTTTCGGTACTACCCAGATTCTTGCCTTTGGTAAGGCTGCCGTCAAAGCAGCAGCAGAAGATGAGAAAGCACAAAAGCAATTAGCCCTAGCTCTTAAGAATGTTGGACTTGGTCGAGATGCCGCATCTTCTGAGGAGTACATCCAAAGATTACAAAGTGAGTTCGGCATCCTTGATGACAAGCTGCGCCCTGCTTATCAGACATTAGCGGTAGCCACACAGAACACTAACGAAGCACAAAGACTTCTCAATCTTTCACTAGACATAAGTGCTGCAACAGGTAAAGATTTAGCATCGGTTACAGGAGCGTTAAGTCGTGCATACCTGGGGAACAATGCAGCATTATCTCGATTAGGTGTAGGCATATCTAAGGCAGATCTTAAGGCTGGCAAGTTCGAGGATATTATTTCTCAGCTTGAGGGAACATTTAAGGGAGCAGCAACACAATCTGCTAACACTTTTCAAGGCTCAATCGATAAGTTAGGCGTTGCTGCTGCTAACGCTTCCGAGATTATTGGTACAAGTCTGATCGATGCTCTTAAAGGATTAGGAGATCAAGATTCAGTCGATAACTTGGCAAGTGCAATGCAGAATACTGCGATCTACATTGCCGATGTTATTCGTGGAATCGGTGTACTTACAGAAAAGTTAAAGTCATTGCCCGGGGTTTCTGGATTGAATGTTGGAATGATTCCAATTCTAGGCACTTATCTAGAAATGCTACGCGCTGCGGGTCAGGCTTCTCTTGCTGGTCAAAGCGGAGTCAATGCTCAAGGTTTAGCAGATTTAGCCAGACTTCAAGCTGCATATGTCGTAAAAACTTTAGGGGCTAAAAAGAAACTTACCGCAGAAGAAATAAAGGCATTAAAGGCAGCAAGATTAAAACTGGCTATCGATAAGGCTAACCTTGCTCTTAGCAAGGGCGAAGAAATCTTTGACATGGATAAGATTCAAGTTGCAGCAGCTCTTACTAACCAAGCCGAGCAATTAGGCAAGGCAAGCAATCAAGCACAACTTCTACAGATTGCCAATGATACTGCTCGCTTAAATATCAAGCAGTCAATCTCTAATCTAGAAGATGCTATTGCTTCTAAGGATGAAGCAGCCATTACTGCTGCAACCAAGAGACTTAATGAAGATCTAAAAATCTTTAGTGCTTTGACTGCTCAGAATGTAAAACTTGCAGACATCAAGTCAATCCTTGAAAGTCTAAAGCCTGTTGATTTAATCAATCAAAGCAACTTAGACAAGGCTTTGGCTAGTATCCAAGAGATGCTTAGACTTCTCGCTCAAGCCAATACTCAAGCCAAAGCAACATTACCAACAAGCGCAGCTCTAGGCTCTGGCATTCCAAAGGGCGATTACATTGCTCCTATCTCCACAGCAGGTGGATCTATTGGGGCTATTCTGGAATACGCAGAAGCAGCAGCAGCCCGCGCCAATGCCTTTGCAGACTTGCTAGACATGGAGAACGCATCGGCTGCAAGTCAGATGGCTTCTACCATTGACCTAGAAAGCATCGCTCGCTCATCCTTACTGCAAGGGCTATCAGGTGGAGCAGGTGTAGCAGGTGCAGTAAGTGGATCTCGCTATGCAGCCCAAGCTGCTAATTCTTACAACATTACAATTCAGGCTGGCATCGGTGATCCAGAGGCTATTGCTAGAGCTGTGGAAGATGTTGTCCGTCAGTCATATCAGCGAGGTACGAGTTCAACAGGACTTCTAACAGTATGACATGGCTTCCAGAGTGGCGCATCACAGTCGGTACGACTGTTTATACCAATGTAACTGGGGTAAGTCTTACTACAGGTCGCATTGACATCGATCGCCAATGCCAAGCAGGTTATGCTCGCATGGACATTATTAACTCCACCAATGCCCTCTTTGACATTGATGTTACAGATTCCTTGACTTTAGAGCTTAAAGATAGCGGTGGCACTTATGTGCCTGTATTTGGTGGCACAGTCTCAGACTTTTCAACCTCAGTCAGAAGTCCAGAGGAATCAGGGTATGTAACTCTTGGAACGATACTTGCGGTCGGTGCTCTGGCTAAACTGCCTAAGGCGATCTACACAGATTCTGTGGCACACAATCTAGATGGCGAGCAGATTTCTATTATCTTAGAGGAATTGCTAGTCAATGAGTGGATTGAAGTAGCACCTGCCCTTCAATGGATTGACTACGATCCGACTACCACATGGGCTAATGCTGAGAATGTGGGCTTGGGCGAGATCGATGCTGGTCTCTACGAGATGGACAACCTTAGTGCAGCAGATCGCAACACACAGACTTTAGTTCAGCAGATAGCAGACAGCGCACTAGGAACGCTCTACGAGGACAAGCAGGGTCGCATAGCCTATGCAGATGCGGATCATAGAAGTAACTACTTAGCAGCTAATGGCTCAACCCAGTTAGACGGCAACTACGCTTCCCCTGCTAGCGTTAAGTCAATCCTACAGATAGGCAAGATTCGTAACAGCGAGATTGTGCGCTATGGCAATGACTACGGCAGCACATACTCAGCCACAGACGATGCTTCTATTACTGCCTATGGTCGCTATCAAAGGACATTCGATTCCAACATCCGCTTTCTTGCAGACATTGAGGACATCATCGAGCGCGATCTAGCTCTACGCTCAGTGCCTAGAACACAGCTCGACCAGATTACTTTTAGACTTGACAATCCTCTTATGCCTAATGCCCTTAGAGATGACCTAATTAACCTATTCTTTGGTGAGCCAGTAGTTATTACCAACCTACCCTTCAACATGTTCGAGGGGTACTTCTCAGGCTTTGTAGAGGGTATCTCTATGAGAGCCACACCAACATTCGTGGATGCGACTATCTATGTCTCACCTACAGACTTCTCACTCATAGCCCCGACATGGGCAACAGTAATTCCAACTAACACCATCTGGAGTGGCGTAAATGGTACACTACAGTGGACAAAAGCGATCGGAGCTCTAACCTAATGGCAACCACAACACCTAACTTCGGCTGGCCTGTACCGACCAGTACCGACCTAGTCAAGGATGGCGCAACTGCCATCGAGGGTCTAGGCGATGCTATTGATGCTTCCCTGTTAGATCTTAAGGGTGGCACTACTGGTCAAGTCCTTGCTAAGGCATCAAACACAGACATGGACTTTTCATGGGTTGCCCAGGATGATTCAAACGCGATTCAAAACGCAATTGTGGATGCTAAGGGCGATCTCATTGCAGCAACCGCAGCAGATACACCTACTCGCTTAGCAGTGGGTACTAATGGACAATCTTTAGTAGCAGACTCAACAGCATCAACAGGATTAAAATGGGGCTACCCAAATGCTATTGGTTGTTCTCTTTACAAAGATAATCAGTCAATTGCCAGC